GGCCCTTGAAAAGGACCAGGCACAGCATGAAAGAGAGGTTGTATATTATGAAACGTTATTTAGTTAAAATCGAAAGTGCATTTAAGTGTGAATATGATTATTTAGAAGAATATGCACATAGCAAATCAGAAGCACGAAATAACGCAAAACAACATATTAAAAGCAATACGCAGTATAAAAGGGTATCAAAAGCTTTAGAAGTTGGTAAAGATGTTGTCATTAGAAATAACTGTATCGGTGACGTTAGAACGATCAAAGATTGCTATGTTGTGCATGAATGTTATGTTGTAATTATATAGAAAGAGATGTAGCAAAATATGAAAAAGAATATTTGGTAGAAATTTTTGACGAGGTTAAAACAAATTATATTTATGCTTTTGTGATAGCAGAAAGCAAAAAAAGCACTAGTATTTACATCTAGTGCTTTTATTTTTTACTTTGAAATAAATGACTTCTAATAAATCAGATCATAAATCTTTTTATCATTCTTAAAAAATTCGATATTTCCGATACCTTGAAAACCACCAACATATGCACCAATCACAGCAATAATAGTTTTCAAATTATTAGAATTGTTTCTAAATAAAAGTAAATCATTTTGAATTGCTTCATTTACAATCAACCCAATCATTTTAGGCTCATTATTTTCCGTATAATGTACTCTTATAACATATTGCATTATCTCACCTCTTTCTTAATTTTCACAGATAGGTGTACTTTGATAAGTCGGCGGCAATGTAATGTAAGAAATTGTCGTTGTCAAGAATTGGTTATTCTCTTCGCAAACGAGCAAAACAAACATTTCACCGTTGATGATTTTAACAGTAGCAAAACCAATGTGTACTTTATTACTGCTATCAACAATAGTACAAGGTGTCGAAAACATCATTCCGTAATAGCCTTTAGCAAAACCTGCTTTTGCAAGCGTACCAATTTTAAATAGCTCACTACCGTTTAAAGTATGTTCACCAAACACTTGCATTTTTGTGATGTTGAAATTTTCATCCCATCCATACCAACACGTTCCGTTTGATCGTGTTTGTTTAATTGGTGACGATAACACAAGATTATTTGCGGGATTAACAGCTACATTTGTTCTACCTACACTTTGAACGTTATTATTATAGCCAATGATATAATCAGCCAATGCAATGCCAATAAAAACATGTCCATTTTGATTAGGATGTATTCCGTCATCAGCAAATAAACTGTAGCTGTGCATAACACGGTCAATGTTTGTTATATATCCGCCACCCCTAGGAGTAAACTCACGTTGATATCTATACATTACTGAGTTTAAAGAAGCGTAATCAGGTGAATAGGTTGACCAACCGATCATTCCACAGCTATATTTTGCATTAACAAATGAGTTTTTGCAAATACTAAGGCAAGCAGTCATTCCACTTATAATTTCGGTTGATGAATGTGTTCGGTCATTAAAACCACCAATGAACATCACATCAGTTACTTTATCACGTTCGATTTTACTCATTTCATTTGCAACTTTGCTAATCAATCCTGCAAAAGTGTTTCCGCTATCTCCAGTATTAGCAAACCCTGCACCGCTTTCACTCTCGTTTTTAATAGGTACACCTGTATATTGACTTGCAAAAGTAGTATAAGGTGTGTATTGATTACCTGCTTGATCCCATCCCTTACCGTAGCTGTCTCCGATCACGATAATATTTCTATTCACGATATGATCTACTTTATCTGAAAGTGTTTTTGTCTGCTTTCTGTACTCTTCTACTTGTGCGTTATAGTTACCAGTCACAACCCAAAAATTCGTGTCGCTGATTTCAGTACCTGCTGGCACATTTTTAGTAGACGTGTAACTTGTTCCTGCATATGTGACAATAGATAAGCTTTCGTAACTCCTATTTTTATCCCATTCACCTACTACGATAGGAACATATCTGTTACCAATATAAATGTTATTTTCGTTCATTTTCGTTGTTCTCCTTTCTTAATAAAAAACAAAGCGTGTTTTTAAAGTTATCTTCTTTGTATCTTTTTATAATTTCTTCTTTTGTTAAAAGTTCGTTAAAATTTTTAATATTTGAGTGTAAGGTGTCCATATAAACCCCCCTCTTGAATTGTATCAAATTCTAGTTCATTCCATGATTTCGGAATGTATGCTACAAAATAACCAGTATTCGAAAGACCGAAATACACTTGCTTTACGCTTTCTGCTACATATTCAAGTACAAGTTTTTTGATAAAATCCGTGTTAAAATCAGCAATCCATTTTTCAACATCAGCAATTGCTTTTTTTAACGCTGTTACATCTTCTGACAAGTCATCCATTTCTTGCATTAACTTTTTCATTTCGTCACAAAGTTTACAAAGAACCTCATAATAACTAAGGCTTTCATCATACACTAACGGTAGAACCTTTTGACACCAGTAATACGTAAAAGAAAAATTATTCATGCGTTCACCCCCTTTCATAATGTTTCACGTGAAACATTACCATAATTTTATAAACAAGTCATTGAGTTCATCAATAACAAGCATATCAATGTTTAGAAAAGTAGCACGATATTTTTCTAATAATTCTGAACCACTCACACCCGAAAGTCCTACATTTGTAGCAATATAATTTTCAAGCGTGTTTTTTTCTGCGTTTTCATTTGTTGCTTGGTTTGCTTGCACTTTTTCATTAGCGTTTTCGGAAACGTTTGAAACATTAGCGTCAGCCCTATCGACACTCCCACTGCTTTCTATTTTATCCGTGCCGCTTTTAGCGTCTGTCAATTCCTTTTCGTTGCGTGTGAATTTTGACAAATAAGTGTTATTTTTAACGTTTGATAGTGTGCCCTGCGGTGTATCTGATTCTGACACATCATCTGTTCCGCTCGTTGCAACTTTAGAATCATAAATCTGTTTATTATCTTCTGTTGTTTTTGATGAACTTGTAGTAGCTTCATTTGATTCTTTTGAAACGGTATTAATGCGTTCATTTGTCGTAGCTTGCGCTGTTTGTGCATTAGAAGTAGTGTTGTCATCACGAGTAGAAGCTTGTGAAGTGCTAACATTTACAAGTGGGTTAAAAGTGAGTTTTTGCGATTCGTAAAATTGGTTATAATATGCCATGATCTCACACATTTTCTGATTGAGTTTTAATAGCCACAACCCTACTGTTTCAAACCCTATTTCTCTTGTATAAAAATGTTTTAATATTTTAGTTTCTAAAACACTTCTGTAACTTTCATCAAAAATAGGATATTTCTCAAAAATAGAATGTCGTGCTTTTTCTACAATATCATCAACTTTTGTAAAACCTTGTGATTCATCAAGCCCTGCAAATCGTTCGCATATAAAACGTACTTCTGTTGTGTATTTACTCAATCGAACCACCCCCGGTATCTTGCATTCCTTCACTAACTTCATTTTGCCTGTCATAGTCTGTAAATTCTACAGAAATATTAGTGCCAAACATTGCATTTATTTTTTCACACGCTTCTTTCCTAGCTTTCAATCTTGAAAAACGTGAAGCAATAGAACCTGCGTTCATTTGTTGCACCTCATCACGCACAAGTCTTTCTTTTTTTTGAACTTGAATATTTTGAATACCTAAAAAAGTGAGTGCTTCGTTGTATAAATCTGTTTTATATTTAAATAGTTTGTCTACAACAAAAGGAGCGTCAGTTTTTAAACAATCAAGACTATTAACATTAAAATCTTTATCAGCAAATATAAAAGGCTGGTTACCATCGTATTCTTTGTACAGATTCAATAATGTAAGTCTTTCGTTTTCACTACATTTTACTAGCACAGGTGTTTTCTGTGCTTTTAGATTTGTCATAATTATACGGTCAACTTCGTATAACTTATAAGCATAGTTTTCTATAAATCCTATAAGGCTTGTTCGTAATAAATCATTGTAGCATATCACGCTATCGTCTATCGTGCATTTATTTGTATATCCGTTGTCACCATATACGAAACGTAAAGTCGGGTTTCTGTACACGTCAAAACCCCCACCAAACGAACATTTTAAAGATAGTATTTTTTCGCTAACGTCGTCCTTAAAAAAGCAAATGCTACCATTTACGCACAGCATAAGCTCAATAAATCTTTCCTCACAGCTAGCAGGCAAGTTATTCCATTTAAAAACAGAAATTGCTAAATTCAAAAGATTCTTTTTATAATCTTCGAAAGTCCACATGTTAGTAATGAGCGACTGCTCAAATTGACGCATTTTTCTTTTACGCAATTTTTTCACTCCTCTCTTTTTATGCAGGTGAATTGTCTAAGTCATAATTGCCTATTTCGTTAGCCTTTTTCCAAAAAGTTATTCCAGCATCAAAAGCTTTGCATATTTCTGCTAAATTTTCAACTGGACACGCACCTACAACATTAGCATTTTGTGTTTTTACAAAATTCCAATGCGGACGGTTAGATATATTCGGCTTTTTTATTCGGTGAGTAGCATATCCGTAACAAGTAAAATAGTCATCTATCTGCTTAGCATATTCCTTTGTCACTTGCATTTTTTTAAAATAAAATCCCATACTTCTGCTGGCAAGATCAATATTCCCACTATTCAATCCTCGTACTTGATCGGGTGTAGCTTGTGCTGTTATACTACTGTTTAAAGTGTTAGTCAATCCTATAGCACCACCCACTATTGCGACTGGATTACCTGTCACAATACCGAATCCAGTCGTGACGGCCGAAGAAATTGCAGATATATATTGAGTTGTGCTATTCTGAGCCAACCAGTTTGCATATCCGTCTACTGTGTATGGCATCTGTGGAAAGTTTTGCAAAGTTATACGCTCATTATAGTTATACAGTCCAGTACCGCTACCATTGTAACCTACCGGCACAAGTGCTATCTGTGCGTTCGGTGACACAACACAAGCAATTTTTTGGAATTTTACACCATCTTCAAAATATTCGTATCTGTAATGCCCAATACTTGATAAACTGTCAACATCAAGATAATTAAAAGGATATGTTAAAAGTTTGTTATTTCGTGGTTTATAACCGTCGAAATTATTTGGTCGGTGCTTAGAGATATCGCCCGATAAAAAAACACCACTCCCAAACGTTGCAAATTCCCCTGGAATCATTATTATACTTTGCACATTTTGTATTTCTTTCTGTGCAACAAAAGTATGTAAATCGCCCTGCAATTTATCAATGTCATTAGGTAGTGTGTATTCTATCACATTACATGGACACACGCACCCTTGAAACTCTCCTGCGTCGTGCCATTTACCCAACGGATTAACATTTGATCTTTCAGACGTGCAAAAAAGCAACGCTGTGTTGATATTAAATGTGTCTGATTCGATATCCGAACATATTATATTTCCTATGTCAACTTGCTCACTCGTTAAATTATCACCAACTTTATCCGTTAAGCTGTGTTCTCGTACAACATATGACTGTTTGATGTCGCATTGCAAAAGATAACTTTGTATACTGTCGATTGAATAAGTTATTTCACAACACGTGTCGGACACATATTCCACTTTTTCAACAAAAGCATAAAACCATTTTTTACCATAACTTGAATTTTGAAAAGCTAAATAACAAGCGTTATATAAGCTATCAGCGACAGCATTAACCCTAATAGTGTTTTTATTCACTCTTTGATAAGAGTTATTTTGAAAAGTAGCAATCGGTGTTTTTGTTGCATGAAAAAAAGCGTTTTGACTTGCTATACTGTCAAAGTATAGTGTATTTTTATAACTTTTTTCGAGAGCTAAGTCTGTGTAAACTTTTATTAACGTGTTAGGTTGCACGCTCATATTTTTTCACTCCTTTTTGTAAATGTTTCACGTGAAACATATAGCCACAAATTGGTCTCACGTGAAACATAATATTTTTAAGAAATAGTAATATCACACTTCGAAGTCTTAGAAGAATCTAAAATACTTGTTGCTGTAACCTCAACTGTACCAGTTGCACCCTCTAACACTTCAACCATACCAGTCGTTGATACTGTTACTTTTTCATTATCAGACTTCCATGTGACTGACTGACTAGCAAAGTTTTTCGTTTCAACATTTGCAATAAGTTGCAACCGTGCCCCTGTTGATAATGTAGCTGTCGTAGGAGATACAGTAACAGATGTTACAGAAGGCACACCACTTACGAATGTTACAGCATTTGAAAAAGGTGACGTTGAAAAGATTTTCCAAACGTGGTAAAAATGATTGTAATACAATCCCTGCTGATTATAGATTGTATCCATGTTAGTGTAATTGTCATAGATCTGAAAAAATGACTTATCGACTAAAATGGCAGGAATCTCCGAAAGTGCTTTCATTTCATCATCTGAGATATCTTCATATAAAGAACCTAATAATTCTTTCATTCTTTCAACGTCAATATCTCCGAAATCATCAATCAAGATTCTGTGTGCAAGATAATCCACTTTACTCATGTTAAAAGCCCATGCTAATACATCAACGCTCATTTCTGCTTCAAAGTCTGTAGAAATCAAAATATACTGTTCATCTAAGTTAGTGACAGTCTTTACGCCCATCAAATTGAATTTATCTTTCATAAAAGTAAAGTCGTTTGACGTTTTGCGTAAAACTTTTGCTACTTTCGTAGTAGTGTCTTTATCAACTGGCTTCACAATAGTTTCTGTTTTTGTGAGACCTTTTAAAATCAAATGTGCAAGCATATATTTAGTCGTGGCAAACTCGTCATACTGCTCAGCTGTGACCATGCTTTCAATGATTCTTGAAAGTAAGTCGTTAACTCCGTCATAACTCAAAAATGCCTGTCGAAGTGTAGCGTCCTCTGTTGTTTGCTTGTAAAATGTTTTAAAGTTTACCACATGAAACGCTGTTCTTACGTCGGGATTCTCACGCTTAAATACTTCGCTCGTAGCTACGTCTACGTCGTACTTAAATGGCTTTGCGATATTCACAAAAATTTCTTCGATTGTTTCACCATAATCCATTTTTCCCTTTTTGAAAATGGCTAAAGGATTCTTGTAAGATTTTGATGTAGTGATAACATAGCCAATTCTATTAACAAGAGTTTGCAAAAACTCATTTTTCAATGTGACGTTATCCATTAAAATATTACCAATCTTTTTGATATCGTCACCGTCCAAAAGAACTGGCACGTAGTTTTTGTAATTTTGTGAAGCACTTTCACGGATTGCGTTTAAGATCTCTCGTGTCGTACTAGTTGCGATTTTAGGATTTTTCACTGGTGATGTTGGCATTTTAATCGACCCCCTTTTTATCTTCTTTTAACAACTCATCAAGTGATGGGATATATTCCTCTTCTTCCTCTTCTTCCTCTTCTTCGTATTCTTTATCTTTGACTTTTCCCGAAAATCTAGCGATATACTTCTCTCGCCATTTTTTTTCAGTATCAGAAACAGCGTTGTCAATATCTTCCTGAGTAAAACCTTTGTCAGCTTTTACGCTGTCTGTGATATCTTCTAACAACTCAATAACTGCGTCATCTGTTCTATCTCCGGCAACTTCTTTAACTTTTTCTACTATTTCTTCTGCACTTCTCACTGCCATTTTTTAACCCCCTTTAAATTTTTGATGATGAACCATGTTACAGCGCTCGCAACTTTTTCAATGTCTTTTGTCAACGCTTTGCAGTCGCTCTTGTTATCGCAAAAACCTAATTCAAGTAAAAATGTTGGAGCATTAAACCTATTCATAATGTAAAGAGTTGTACGCTTGACGTTTCCACGTTTTTTAATACTAATCTTTTTCATTGATGAAAAATATTTTCGTGAATTTGGCTTTTTAAAGTTGTAAAGCACTTCTGTTCCAGAAGCTTTTTTGTTGAAGCAATTCAAATGTAAAGATATATTGATTTTTTTTAAGCAGTTATTTTCTCTTTCTTTTAATGATGTGAGAACGTCAATAGCATCGTCTGCATTTTCAACCGTTATATCATTGAATGTAATTTTGTGCTTTTTTAACTTCTGTTTTACTACTTGCAACACTCTACGAGCGTACTCGCTTTCGTCTAAAATCCCGACAGCACCACACCCTTTTTTGTTAGGTGTATTGTGTCCCGCATGAATAGTAATATCATACTTTTCCTTTCTCATTTTTTATCACTCCTTTTTTTCAAGATTATCGGCTAACTTCTGAATAGCTATAGTGTTGGCATTTAAAGCTTCCACAAAGCTGTCTGTCTCCGATTTGTGCTTTTCCGTCAAGTCTTTGATATACCACAGAAGCATTAAGCAAAGTGCGATCGGAAAACCTAACGTCGTAATGATCGTAGTAATATCTTTTACCATTTTTTTTTTCACCACCTTTTTATAAAATGTTTCACGTGAAACATTCTTTCTTGTTTTTATATAAATGAACACTTTTAAGCGTTCAAAAATATCTTTTTTAATTGCGCATATCACTTTAATGAAAAAATAATATACGCAATATATCCACACGAAAGTTGTTGTTTTTACCTAACTGGACAATTAAGCTATATTGTAAGTCGTATTTTTCAACGTTCCTAACACTTAACAATATCAAACAACAAAATAACTTCCGTTGATACCTTAACTAAGTATATCAATTACAGCATTTTTAGCAATTAAATCTTTAAATCGGAATAAACCACGTTCAAAGATCCCCTTTAAAGATAATATCATAAATCTTGCATTTTTGTCAAGGATAAAATCCATATCGTGCAAATCTTTAGAAGTCACTAACCGTATTGGGTAATCTATATCTACGCTGTCATCAACATAATATATATTTTTTTCATAAAAATATCTTATGCAATACAACGAATTCTCTGTTTTGATTGTGCAAATATATCTATTTTTGCCTGTCATTTGTTCTATAAAAATTTTGTCATCCAAATACACGTTTTCATTTGCGAATGAAAGGTAAGAATTATTAGAAAATGCTTTATTAAATATAGAATTTTCTTGTGCTGATCTTGCTGATTCGTTTGTTATTCGTTCTAACACCCACCCATTACCACGTATATATTTCGCATTTTTTTTTATTCTGCTGGATATACCTAATTCTACAAAATACGGATTGATTAGACTACATGAGTTTGAACAAAGTATAAACCTAACACTTCTACTTTGTGTTCCGTTACCTCTGCCGATTGAGGTTTTTAAAGATAAAAAATTTTTTATTTCATTTTGTAAATAGGTGTTGCTTTCCGTCTGAAACTCATCAAACAAAACGCTACATACACTAGAAAAAAGATTGCTGAATTTTTTTAATGCGTCTACGTTTTTTAGCTGAAAAATATAACCACATTTAGCCCATTCGTCAGAACCTTTTTTCCTTATAAATAATGTAGAAAAAAGCAAATCTTTTTGATTCTTTTGAGATACTTCATAATCTTCATAGTACAGTTTTTCGACTGACGAAAAAGCTCCCTGCCAATAGTCATATATTTCGTTTTTATTGCGTACAATAAACCCAAACATTTCTTTTTTCTTAAAGAATCTTTTTATCATAAAATGCGTGTAATATGTGGTTTTTCCTGCACTTCTATTTGTATTTGATATTAAAATTTCCGGTTTGTTTTTGTTGATGTCAAGCATATTTAAAAGTTTATTGCCATTGTAATATTTTTCATTGCTCATTTTTTTCACCTCTTTTTTATCTTATCATTTTGTATATTTTTTGTCAATACCTTTCATGCATTTCATAATCGCCTTTTACTAAAAGTACACCGCCGTCAATTCTTTTTTGAAAAAGCTTTGACGGTACTTTCAAACCAACATTAAAATCATAAATACATCTCTTTTTACTAATAAATTTCTTTTCTTTATCGTCTATTTTTCCTAATTTTTCGATATCTTCTTTTTTATGCGTCATGGAAGCTATAAAAAGATTTTTACAACGATCGGGCATACCTGCACACTTTACGTTAAAATAAGGCTCGCATTTTTTTCCATCTTTATGCGTGCAATATTCAATATAAGTTTTCGCTCGCACAAAATATCCATCAATCCATCTGTTTTCTATTTTCCATGCGTTAAAATCAGAATCATGTATTCGAATCCCTTTTATAACATCCCCCTCACAATGAATACTATCGGTATCTGCATAAACAAAGCTATCATAGTTAGCTTGTGCTGACCTGATTTCAAAATCTCTAGCATAGCTTGTTACTGCCGAACCACACGCTATATAACCACAGCGTTTTTTATTTTCAACAACTGTTTCAAACTGTACACTTTTTGTTTCATCATCTAAGTAAGCTATTTTATACGAGCTATCTTTACCAGTCGCAAGCTTTCCATACAAGTTATTAAGATAAAGTTTTGCAAGAGTTCTAATTGCACCGGTACTATTCATTTTTATCTTTTTATATTTATTGATATATGAATCAAAAATGCCTTTCATTGTGTAAAACCAACAACCGTCTAATATCTCAAAGTCATACACTTTATAATATTCTAAAAAGCGTTTATAATCGGTACACGTCATAGTCATTATAACAAATGTATCTTTTACTTTTCCAGTCTCTTTTTCTCTATAATATCGTGTATATTTTTTTGTCTTTCTATCATAAAAATCGCTAGTGGTTAACATATCTGTACTTCTATAAATGTAGCTATCTTTAACCTGTACAAACGGCAAATGATTATTTTTTAATTTAAAACGACATTTAAAACGCACAAAAAAATATCTATCTTTTCGCTGTGCTTCTTCGGGTATCATGTTACCAATCCAAAAAGTTGGAACACTAATTGGATAAGCGTTACCACTATCGGAGTGCATGACTGACGGATAAAGCGAATTAACATCGCCAGTCAATCCTTTTTTAATAACCTTATTTGCTTTTTTTGGATTTACATAAACCCAGCCACCACGGTATGATTTATGTATATATTCATATGCGGTTTCAAAATCTTCTAACGGTGTTTTGATTTCGTCAAGTTGCGGAAACATTTTATCATAAGTCAAAAAAGGGTCGAACGCTATGTTTTTAAATTCATTCATACAGCAAGCACCTATTGTTAATTTTAAATGATTTTGATTAACCATAATTTCTATGGCTTCTTTTAAGCACAAAACGTCATTTACAATATATCGCCGTTCTTCTTCTGTTATTTCGCAATTTGGTGCAAAATGATTATTGTAGTCCATTTCTAGTTTTTTATGTTTAGTGTCAAAACTTTTCCCGATCTCTGCCAATGAAAAAGGTAATAGTTTTAAGCTGTCTCTAAACTCAATGATATGATCATTTATTTTAAGCTTCAAACTATACCATTGCACCATTTTATTAGATATCAAATAAGTGTATTCACCGTTTTGCAAATCTTTATCTTTTTTGAAAACTGGAATGGCTTTGCCATCTTCTGAAAACTCGTAACGTATACCCTGCTTGTATTTTTCAGAATGTGATAATAAATAGTACATTATGAAGTTACCATCAAACTTTAGATTGTGGTAATACACTATAATGTTTTTTGTTTTTGCTTCTCTTTCAAAATATTGCATACCATCCATAATATTACCAAAAATCAGTGGTATATCTTCGAAGATTCGACAAACGCAACAACTCCATACTTCTGTTTTTTGTTGTCCGTCGTATACGGTAGTTTCAAAATCAGCTACATAAATATTTTTTTTAACAACTTTCATAACATCATACTTTCTAACTTATTTATTGTTTTGTTGATTCCCACACCCATAACACCCATGTTTAAAATGAGATAAGCATCTGTAAATGACTTTTGAACCTTAGCGTCCGTGCTTTCTAGTTCAATGTCATCAAAATCTTTATTCAAACGCTCAATATTGGTAGGCTCTTTTAGATATTTTATATATTCTTTTCCATCAAAAGTATAATTATCTTCCAATGTATATAATAAAATTTGTTTTATTTCATCCAATGAGTTTAATATTAAAGGCGCTCCGTTTCGTCTTATTAAGCTTTCAATTTTGTTTGCTATTTCATCAATAATTGAAAATTCTGAACGTCCAAAATCTTTGTAAAAGTCCTTTGGTTTTGCTTTTTGTATTTCTTCCAAAACTTTTTTTGTAACTCGTTTTGGTCTTTCAATCTTAAAACCCTCTGGTATGTTCCAACCCCTACCTTTCGCTTTGTAAACTCCCGACATGATTCGATCTATTTCTTTTTTATATAATGATTGATTTCTTGTCATAATAAAAAAGAGGAATGAAAATTTTTTATTTTCTCATTCCTCTTTTTTCACCCCCTTTTAATGTTTCACGTTAAACATTTTTTATTTATGCAATGGTGCAAGTAAAAAACTCTCTTCCGGAATAGTTTTTTGATGGCACTCCATAGATTTCGATAGAAAAATCTAAGGCTTCCTTACTATCTTTTGCTAACTCTAACAACTCCAGGTAGCTGTCTTTTAATGTTTCTGATGACGTTGTATAAAGATCATCACCACACACAAAACACATAATGCTGTAGTCTTCGTTTTCGGCTGACGGATTGTGTACGTCTAAGATGGCATAATAATCGGGTTTGATAACCAACTTGCCATTCTCAGCGGTTGCAATTTCTTTGTCGATTTTCTTTTCTCCTGCTAACTTCACCAGTCTAGCCCGTTCTCTGAAATTTAATTCCTTGCCCTCTGTTACTTCTGCAATAATAGCTTTGTACTTGTTTTCCATAATTTTTTACCTCTTTCTTTTTTGATATTTTTTCCTGCTGTTTTCTTTCTACTCTTTTACAATTTCGCTGTGCTCGATAAAATCTTCGATAGACATTTCTCTGACAACTTCGATTTCATCTTCGTAAAGAATCTGCACGACTTTTACATTTTCATCTGAAAAATCTTTTATAGCTTTTTTTATTTTTCGTTCGGAAGATTTTCCTAAAAACTGTAAATTTACTTCTTTTGTCTCGTAAGTTTTCACATTTGTTGTAAGAACTGTCAGCACAGTGTAAATAAGTTTTTTTCTAATCATGTTATTCACCCCCTTTTTGTATATTATAATATCATAAGTTGCTTTTTTTGTCAATGCAAAAACTCTAATATTTTTGCATATCTATATTAAATTTGCAACATACAATTTTCCGTTTGATATAATAAACTCTGCGCCATAAACGATTGCGTCTAATATGTTTTCAACTGTGCCATAATAGTACACTCGATAATATATTTGATAGTCAATTATTACAATATCTCCATTATGCATTTTTTTATATATCCTTTCTTTATTTTAATGCTTTTTTATCACTTATGCAAGTTGAAATAATCAACTCTAATAAGCATTTAATTAGTTATGAGTTTTCATGGCTTCATAAGTAAGCAATATCCAGCGCGATCTTTCAAAGTCTTTGTATGCTTCTTTTAATTTAAAATACACATAAGGCAACTCGAAACACATATATTCTTTTTTTGCATTATTATAATCTTTGTTTAATGCCATGCATTTCAGCATTTTTTCTAGTTGACTGTCAACATATAAAGATATTTCCCAATCTGATGTGCATACAAAACTACCTAAAATATCCTTTATCTTTTCAAACGCTTCTTGTTTGTCTTTTTCAAATGAATTTATCATAATATTACCTCACTTTCTTAAATGGTGAATGTTTACTAACATTTGCTCTTTCGATTATGTTTCTAGCTGTATTTGCACATTCTACACAATCTAAGTACTTCACACATTCGTCAAATGAATGAGTTCCGTATACTGTGTGGATATACTTACCGCCTATATTCGTAAAAGTGATTGTTAATCTTATATCATCTTCATTATTAACCCTTAAATTTTCGATACTAAATCTCACCCAATAATTTGCATAATGAATTAAATTTATAAGCATATTTTTTACCCCCTTAAAGAAAATAAACATCATCTTCATCAAAACATTGTATATGACCAAACCAAAAAACTATATGCATCTTCTTTTAACTGAATATCTTTATTAAATTCATACGCTTTTCTTACTTTCAAATCACTAGCTTTAAAAATACAGTAGCGGAAATATTCGTTGTCATTTCGTCTGCTAACTTCTGCATTTCGCTCACTATAAACTTTATTACGTGCTTGTTTTTTGCTTTCTGCTATCACAAAAGCATAAATATAATTTGTTTTAACCTCGTCAAAAATTTCTACCAAATATTCTTTTTCATATTTTGCTACATCTCTTTCTATATAATTACAACATAACATTCATGCACAACATAGCAATCTTTGATCGTTCTAACGTCACCGATACAGTTATTTCTAATGACAACATCTTTACCAACTTCTAAAGCTTTTGATACCCTTTTATACTGCGTATTGCTTTTAATATGTTGTTTTGCGTTATTTCGTGCTTCTGATTTGCTATGTGCATATTCTTCTAAATAATCATATTCACACTTAAATGCACTTTCGATTTTAACTAAATAACGTTTCATAATATACAACCTCTCTTTCATGCTGTGCCTGGTCCTTTTCAAGGGCC